ATAACATGTACCTCTCCAAATAAATAGTATAAAAAGATAAAAGCCAAGCTTATCTTTTGCGCTTGACTTTATCAATTTCTTTCTTTTCGTCTTCAAATTGTTGCTGTAGTCTCAGAAGAAACCAATTTCTTAATCCAATTGGTAAATTATAGGCTTCAATGAACGACCATCCTCCAAAATGCTTTAGAAGGAAAAACTGCTCATATATAGCTTCCATGTATTTATCGGTCAGGCCAAAAAAAGTCCGCGCCGAACGGAACCTCCAATTCTTGCACATGGCTGCAAGAAGTACATGAAAACTCATCCTTTAATTTGACATTTGGAGTAATAGCTGAGTAGGCTTTTCTCAAAGAACGTGCATCAGCAGCCGGCATAACTTCAATAAATTGGTTAATAAGACTTTTGTCACTGACTCCTTGTATGGAAGCTATCATCATTTTGAATTGATCTGTAACTGTTGAATCTTGTAGTCTTTTCTTTTTCTTGTTTTGTTTTAACTCCACAAGATATTGTTCGTCTCTACCAGTTAGCAGTCTACATTCAACTTTAAACTTAGAAACAGGCAACTTAAAAACAAAATTGTCGTTTTCATTTTTTTCAATTGTACTAACATTTTCAGTATCCGGATAGTGCATATGAGGATTCGATATGTCAAAAGAAATTTCATTCTGTGTGTCACAAGCAGGACATTGCATCTTTGTATCATAAGAGTCTCCATAGCCTGAAATTCTAGCTGCTATTAGAATAGCATTTCTATCCCCTATTAATAAACTTTGCGGATCTATTGTTTTGTCTAATATAATACTTTCTAAGAATCTTTCAACCGCTAGTCCTTTTCTCAAAAGAGTCTCGCTTGTTAAAATATCTTCTTCCTTTGCTGTCATGTATTTTATTTCTATTACCTCTTTCTTATATAAAGGGTGTGATTCCGCATAAAACATTCCTTTTGAAGGGATTTCAACAAAATCAGTTGGAGAAACAAAGTCTAACAACGATTTTTGTGGTGGAGTATCTTGGTGTGAATCGCGCACTCCAGAGCGATCCATTTCATTTTTTATTGTCATTTATACCTCTAAATTAAGTTCAGCCCAATCGTATGAGACTGTTATATCTATTGTAACTAGTTCGTCATTAGAATAATCTAAAGACCCAAATGTTACTGATTTGATCCATGGATTCTTTAATACCCAGTGTTCTAAAGCTTTTCCATTAGAATCAATTTGATGAATATGAAAATTACCTCCTGATTTAAACACCATTGTGGAGCGACCTTTATCTATTCCGTTTTTTTCGAAAAGACTCTCTTGTGCGCTTGTTGGTAGAGCATAGGTCGCTTTTAGTTTTTTATACAATTGATCAACTTTTCCACCAGTATCAACAATTGATATCTTTATATCATTCCAAGTAATCACTCCGGGATATTTAAACTTGTGGTTTATTAATTTATGCTCTTGTGAATCTATGTCATAGGTTGGCTTTTCAATAGATTTAGCCCACCACCAAACACCGACACCATCAGAGATAGTAAAACGATATTGGCGAGTGGGCTCAATGTTGTTTGTAGACCAGAAAGCCATTTAAACCTCGATTACGATGTAGTACCGAAGAATGAACCAATACCATCAGGACCAGGAGCCGCAGAGGTATCTTTAGTTTCACATTCAGCCCAATCATATTTCAAACCTAATTCAACTGTTTTAAGTTCGTCACTAGCATAATCTAGATCACCAAATTTAGCAGACATAATTAAAGGATTTTTGAGAGTCCATTTTTCTACTTCTTTACCATTAGAATCCATTATTGATATAATGATATCACCCAAAGCACCACCGTCAACTGCTGTTGAACTATGACCTGCTGTTGCTCTACCTTCTTTGATTTTTGAGATTGTAAATAATTTTGCATCTGCACCGGAAGCATTAGGCATACCAGGAGAAACACCAGGAATTCTATATCCAGAATCAATAATTATTTGATTTAATTGTCCTACAGCATTTGGAGATATAGGATCGACAAGAGTCATATTTATATCTTGCCACTCTATTCTTCCGGGGAAGTTATATTTATTATCTAAAAAATCATGAGTTACTGCGGTAACCGTGTAGTTTGGAATTCCTGTAGTTTTGGCCCAATAAAGAACATCAGCACCACCTACCCCAATTCCAGTGAATTGAACCATAAAACGATAATTCCTTTTCGGTTCTATATTATTTGTACTCCAAAATCCAGCCATTAATTTGTCTCCTTATTGTCTTTATAACTAGTATTAAAATTCAATTCCACTACGTGTTACAACAAAATCAACAACAATGTATTCTATTGCTCTAGCAGGTTTTATCATAACCTTGGCATATAATACATTTCTGTCAATCAAATCAGCTGTAGTAGTAGTTTCATCTAAAATTAATTTATATTCTGTGATTCCCAAACGAGACTGTACATCTTGAAGAATTCTGTCCGCTTGTGCTTTGAATCTATTCCACGTTGCATTGACATTTTGATCAAACAAGATTGTCTCTGAAACTTTTCCAATTCTTCTCTTCAAGAACAACAACAATCGACGCACATTAATACGATCCAAGGCTGAAGATTTTTGTTGAAGAGTTTTTTGGCCAAATATTACGATATCTCCTGTTGCTGGGAATCTAGCAATAGGGTTAATATTTTCTTGATACAAGGCATCTCTATTTGCTTTTGAGAGGTGCTCATTGGTACCAACAATCCTAGGGCCACTAGAGCCACCAAGTTGATTAATGCCACCGCGATTAAAACCAGCAGGGGCAAACCATGGTTCTGATAGTCCTTGGGACTTGGCTATGGCTCCTATAGCTCCTATAGAAGGAGGAACGTATAGTGTATCATTTCCACCACCTGCGGTATCTCTAAGAAGAAGAGATGGAAAATAAGCAGCTGCATAAGAAGAATCAATCAGTCTTGTTTGAGCTGTGTTGATAAATGTAGTCAAGTTGCTATCGGATTCAGTACCAGCGTTTTCCCAACTAGGTTTGTGAATACCAGCTAAATCAATAACTGCCATCGCATCTCCACGATCCTCACAGATCGAAATCATTCTATTAGTTATATTTGTATCAGTAATGCCCGGTATAGCCATTGTATCATATTCGAGAACCTCGGCATCTTGAACGATGTCTAGGGCAAACTCATAGGTTTCTTTGACATAAGAGGCTTTTCTTGTAGTAATACTATCTAGTTGCTTTTGTCCAAACGGATTGGTTTTTAGAATATTGACACCATCGTAACCTCCAGCCATTGGAGCTTCAAATTGCTTTACACCATTGTTGAATAATGTTTGTAATGGAATTTTTGTATAAGAATGATTTTCTTCAAAGTAATAAAGTCCTTGAGAAGAAGTTACCTCTTCTAGAGTAAACACAAATGCTCTTTCATGCGAAGAAGCAATAGTTATACCATCGTCATTTTCTGCAACAACAGGAGTATATCTTAGCACATCAATATAAGATGGGTCTCTAACTGTTTTAGTTCCTTGTATATGTCTTACTCCAAATACAGACCTAGCAGGATAGTTACTTCCTTGGTTTGTTTCAATGGTTGTGATTCTAACCGAAGGGAAACTAAAAGAAGCTGAATACTGTGAGATAGTGTATGTGATAACAGTTAAGTCTTGGGCATCTTGTTTTTCAACAAGAGGGATAGATCCACTACCAGCTAAAAATCCAGCAGTAAAATCATCACCACCAATGGCAGCACTTTTGTTTTGAAAATCATTAGAACCAGAAGCTATTGAGAACGATTTGTGTCTTAAAGGTCCATAAAAACCAACAGGCAATGCAGAAGCATCAGATAAAGTTTGGTTCTCTACTGCGTTGTCGACATCAACATAAACATAGTTAGAAATATTTGGATACAATCCTCTAATATTGTATTTTTTGTCTGTTGAGTTCCATTGTAGATATTGTGTACCAATTCTCTTACCAACATAGTCAGCAGAAGATGGTGAAAGATTACAACCAGCATAAGTTTCAACCACTACACCGGATTCTAAAACTTTAACCGTAAATGTTGATACTGGGTTAGAAGTGTTACCTAATTTTAAATCTGCAACTTGTATAGAGATTGAATTATTTATATATTCGCCCTCAGATAAAGAAACCAACCTAAATAGTCTTTCTTGATCGGTGCCTCTATTAATAAACCAACCGGTTCTTGCTGTTCTTGCTTGAGCGTAATGATTACTATAATTATTAGAGCCATTGTCTAGTGCTATAACCATAGCATATTGATCTCCAGCTGCTGAACCACCGCCAACATCATCTAAAATAGCTTGTTCAAAACTTTCACCTAAAAAGTAGGTAGAATCAGTTTTTCCAAAGTTATTATTATTTTCAATTTTCTGTGGATTGGTGTTCAGTACATTTCTAATGAAATTTGTATTTCCCGGTGAAAAAGAAATTGTTTTTACACTTGCACCAGAAGAATCACTGACAACAAGTTTAAACTCACCAGCACCAGTAGACTTCACAAGAGCACTTGCAAGAGCTTTTTGATTAGTCTGGGCAATAGTAGAACCAGACATGGCTAAAGCTGC